ATCGCCGACGCCATCATGCAGGGCGCAGGCTACCAGCGGCCCACGCCGGGCGGCGACGATCCGAATTTCCCGACGCCGGCGCAGACGGCCGCCATGAACATCAAAGACCCCTATATCCAGGGGCAGGGCCCCGCCGCGCTGGCGGCTCAGGAGGAAGNGGCTGCTGCACCGCCGGTGCGCGAGAACACCAGCCCGACGTTCCCTCCGCGCGCGATTCAAGCGGGGGGAGGCATGAAAGGTATCGAAACTACGAGTGTTTCAGACAGCTTGCCGACGTGAGCCAGTGGCCAAGCGCTTCAAGTTACGCTGCCAACTTTGATTGGGGAAGTTCGCCGCGAGGCACCGTCAAACCTTGCCGAAAGAACATGACCTCTGATCCAACGTAGCGCACCTGCGCGGTGTAGTTCAGGCCATAGATGATGGACCGAGACATCCGGTACATCTGTTGAATTTGGTCTACGTTGTCATAGGACACTACCCATGGGACTTCGAACTCTCCCGATTGCAACAGCAGCGCGATCCGTTGGTGATCGTCATGCTCGTAGTAGTTGCGATAGAGGCCNTGGCCCTTGGTGTAGTAGGGAGGGTCGAGGTAGACGAGGGACTGGCGGGGAAGAAAGCTGCGGCTTCTGCTCAGCAGCGCATGCGCATCCTCGTTGTAGACCGAGATGCTCGATGAATGGAGCGCAATCATTTCGATGCGCTTGGCCAACACATCTTTCTTTAGCCGAGCGTCGAGTTTGTAGTTCCCGTCCTGAGCGAGGCCTCCGATCACGCCGCCTTTCAATACCCCCGACCGATTGGTCCGGTTCATGAACAAGGTCGCAAAACCGCGCTCAGCTTGGCCAACCTTGATTTCCCCTCTGAGAACGGCTCGCCAATGGTGCCACTGGGCCATCGTCACCGGTGTATCAGCGAGCAGACGCAGGATCTCTTCTGGTTGCTGAGTGATTGACACCCAGAAATCAAAAACTGCTGGGTCCAAGTCGTTGATGTGGATGTGCGTTGCGTCGCCATGAAACAGCAACTCTAGCGCCACTCCAGCGCCGCCAGCATAGGGCTCGAGATAGTGGCCGCCCGACAGCCCGTTGGCCCTCATCAAGCTTGCAATGAACGGGGCAAACTGTGCCTTGCCGCCCGGGTATCGAAGAGGGGTATAGAGCTTGTTGGAGAACATTATTCGTCGCGTGGCGTCTCAACTCTAGCGCACAGCAGCCGGCTTGGCCAGCGTCATACGAAGCGCGCAGAAGTCCGGGCGACTGCCTGCTCGAAGGAGGCTACAAATTCTGCTGATTCTCTCGGATAGCAGGCCATCCATTCGCGAAGGATGCCCCACCGATGGATCGCGTTCCAATGCTCCTTCCACCACTGCTTCGTGCTGTCGCGCTGGGTAGATTGAACTGTCGTGCCCAAAAACTGGTTCACGATCTTGTCGCTCGTGGGGTTCGGAACGTCAAACCGAAGCATGGCGGCCTGTAACGTTGGTGTCGGCCTCTCGACGATGTCTTGAAGAAACCGAATGATGGTGTTTTCGGGGGACCGCGCTGTGCCCCGCGAACCTGCGACGCAAGGCAGTTTGATAGTGTTGCCTCTGGACGCGGCCTTGAGCGGAATGGATGTATCAGCATCAACTATCAGTACTCGGTCTTTGAAAATTGCGTCTTTCTCCGGCAGCGCTATCAGGTTCGAGCCGCCCACTCCCAATGGAATAAGTTTTATCGTGACCCCGTATTTACGGCCTAAGGATGCGCGCTTTCCTTTGGGAATTAGCGTGTCGCAAAATTGGGCACCTTCCACATCTTCAAAGTAAACCCCTAAAGTGGGCTTTTTCGATTTCGCTGCTTTTCCATAATCAGCCGTCAGGATCATGTCATCAAGAACCGCTTTAAGCGATTGATCCTCCGCGAGTCTCGGGCGTCGCGTATCGAGAAGATAGATGATCTTGTCCGGAGATCTCGCATTGCCTGCACCTTCTGGGTGGACCGCACTTATTAGCGCGGGAGAGTGCGTTGTAGCCACGATTTGAAGATTTAGCTTTCGCGCGGCGCTTTTTAGTGCATCTGCGAGGCGGGATATGGCGTGAGGATGAAACCCGACATCCAATTCATCGATGATCAACAACCCGCCCGTGTAGGCATCGCCTTGTTCTCGCTTCAGTTGACTGAATGACGCGAGCGCAGTTGCAATGCTTGCCAAGCTGTCTTGGCCCATGGAAACCGCCAGTGCTTCGTGGGTCTGGTACCCTGGGTGTGCGGTCTTTTTCTTCGATCCTCGTATGCTCTGATGAGTCATCCTGTCGGTCACTCCGCCGCCAAGGATTACCGAGTCAATAAAACTCGTCATCAAATTTTTGTCGTCGGTGTGCATTTGCAGATTAGCGCTTGACACCTCTTTCTCGTCGGCCTCGCCAATAGAAGCAAGTCGACGGATTCCTAAGAAAATACATGCCAGAGGGATCTTGGCATCTTGGCCAATTGGGTCATCCTCTGCACGCTCAATCGTTCGAGGTACGACTCGGGCGCGCTTCCACGCTTCTCGCCGGGTCATGGCACATCGCTTCCGGACCTCAACTCCGTCCACATCGGCCACGACGATCGGAGCTGCTGCAGGATTTTGCTGAGCAGTATCAACCTCACTCAATGCAAGGTAAACGATGCGTTCAATGTTTGCGTAAAAGGGATCGCCTAAATAGGTCTTTGGTGCGCCTTCGGAAGTCAGACCGAAAGTATTCGCCAAGAGCCCAAGGATCGTTGATTTTCCTATGCCGTTGTGACCCGCAATCAGAGTAAGTCTAGAGCCAAGCTCTATTTTTAGTTCTTTTAGCTTTCTGAAAGGAGAATCAGAAAATTCCAACGATTTAACGCGAATATTTTGAATTTGTGCCGGCATAGCATCCCTCAACGATGTACCTAGTTGTTACTTTGGTGTGAGTATCCGACTAATCCATCGCTGATGGATTAGGGAAATGGAGATGTCGGCGGGGGGGACGCGCGAGCGATCAGTGGTGGCTTGTTCATGTGCACCCCCTGTAGGGTTTCACGAGAGGCCATGCCCTCGGCAAAGTCGTGCTCAAGCGTGATGCGAAAGCAAAGCGTGAAGTAGCCCGCTCGTGAGAGCCGGCACCTCCCTCGAAAGAGCGCGAGGTAACTCCCCCAGCTGGAGGTGTACGGGGTGGGGCTTCGGCCCCGCCCGGTGCTCCGAATGCGGATGTCCCTAGCGGCCACGGCGACATGTGGCGGACGAGCATGACGGCAACAACCGACAACTTCTTTGACAGCATCAACGGCGCACTGACGCCGGAGCAGGCTCTCCAGGCATTGAGCTTGGAAGAGAAGGGCGATACCGGCGGCAAGCCGGAAGACGGTGGCGCGCCCACGACCACCACTGCAACCGACGATAAGCCCGGTGCGGCTGAGCCCACGAAGGNCAACGAGCAAACCGACGAGACGAAGGGCAAGGCCGATGGCGCCCAACCCATCCCGGAAGACCAGCAGACCGCGGACAACACCGTGGTCCTGGCCAGGGACGGCAAGCACACCATCGACTTCAGCCACCTGGACAAGGCACGCCAGCAACGCGACACGTACCGGGCCGAGGCCGAAGACGCGAAGCGCCAACTGGCGGACCTGCAAGCACAGGCGAAGGCCCGCGAGAACGAAGGGCAGGCCCCGACCAAGACCGACAACATGGTCGCCACAGCAGAGGCGGCAATGTCGAAGGGGGTGGACCCGGGCCTGTTCGGCGACTTCTCGGAAGAGGCGCTTGCGGCAGGCATCGCCAAGCTGGTGCAACAGCAAGTGGAGGAGCGCGTCGGCAAGGCCGTCGCGCCGCTGCAGGCGAAGCAACAGCAGGACGCCGCCACCGCGCACTACGAGGCCATCTACAAGGCGCATCCCAACGCTGACTCCATCGTGGAGAGCGCCGAGTTCAAGGCCTGGGTGGATGCCCACCCGAGCGCGGTTCGCAATGCGTACTGGCAACTGTTCGACCCGAAGACGGGCGGAACGGCTGAGCAGATCGTCGAAGTGTTCGATGCCTTCACGAAGGGCAACAAGGAAGCTCCTACGCCCGCAGCCTCTGACAAGGCTGCGGCCACGGCCGCCGCTGCTTCCGCGCGGAAAGAACCCCCTGCAAGCCTGTCCGGTATCCCCGGCGGGCGCGCGGACGGGCTCTCTCCGCAGGAGCACATGGCAGGCATGGGTGGCGTCGACATGTACGCGGCCATGGAAGGCATGAGCCCCGCACAGATCGAAGCCTTTCTGAACAAGCAACTCTGATTGCACCAGGCATCGCCGGGAGGCGAGGCCGATCCCATCGAAGGAGGACTCCATGTCCGAAAGCAAAACGAACGTCCCGTCGGGCGCCACCGGCGCCATGATCCAGCAGGCGGTAGGGGTCTTCCACACCTGCATGCAGCGCAACACGACGCTGAACCGCCTCACGGGCAAGATGCCCACCATCGAGAACGCCATCGCGGGCGCGAAGCGTCAGTCGAAGCCCACGATGCCCATCGTGCGCGCCGACGACCTGGGCAAGAACAAGGGTGACGAGATCACCTTTCACCTCGACAACCCGATCAGCGGTTACCCGATCATGGGCAGCGAATACGCCGAGGGCAAGGGCGTGGGCATGTCGTTCTCGGAAGACCGGCTGCGCGTCAACCAGGCGCGCTTCCCGGTGGACATGGGCAACACCATGACCCAGATCCGCAGCCCCTACGACCTGCGCCGCCTGGGCCGCCCGAAGGCGCAGCAGCTGATGAACGACTACATCGACCAGTCGATCCTCGTTCACATGGCCGGCGCCCGCGGCTTCCACGACAACAAGATCGAGTGGCGCGTGCCGCTCGCCTCGCACCCGAAGTTCAAGGAAATCATGGTGAACCGGGTGAAGGCGCCGACGCGCAACCGGCACCTGGTGGTCGGCGGTGGCGCNGTGGGCGAGGTGAAGGCGAACGCTGGCGAGCTGACCATTGCCACGACGGACATGTTCACCATGGATGCGGTGGACTCGCTGCGCTCCTGGATGGACCAGATCCCGCTGCCGCCGCCCCCGGTGGAGTTCGAGGGCGACCTGGCCGCCACCGACAGCCCAATCCGCGTTGCGCTGGTGTCGCCCGCGCAGTACAGCGGCTTCGCCACGAACCCGGACTTCCGTAGCTTCCAGGCCAACGCCTATGCGCGCGCCCGGCTGGCGAAGGACCACCCGCTGTTCCTCGGCGACGTGGGCCTCTGGAACGGCATCCTCATCGTGAAGATGCCCAAGGCGATCCGCTTCTACGCTGGCGATCAGCTCAACTACTGCGCTGCGTACGACAGCGAGGTCGAGTCCAGCGTCGTCGTGCCGGCGTCGTTCGGCACCACCTTCGCCGTGGACCGCGCGCTGCTGCTGGGCGGCCAGGCGCTGGCGCAGGCCTTCGGCAGCTCGGAGCACAGCGGCATCCCGTTCTTCTGGTCGGAAGAGAAGGGTGACCACGGCGACAAGCTCGAAATCCTGATCGGCGCCATCCTGGGCATGTCGAAGATCCGCTTCGCAGTGGACCACGGCGACAGCACCCAGTTCACCGACCACGGCGTGACGGTGCTGGACACGGCCGTTCGCATCATCAAGCCGCGCGGCTGATGACCTCGGGGGCCGGCTGCGGTTGGCCTCCGCCTTCACCTTTCTCGAATCACACAGGAGGCCAACATGGCAACCATTAAGAAACTGGGGCTGGGCCTGCAGCAGTTCGGCGGCTTCACCCCTTACGGCAACCTCACCACGCTGCGCGCCGCGCTGCTGACCGCGGCCGATGGCGGCGCGCTCAACGCGGACAGCGCCACGCCCCTCGGCATCGGCGATGTCGTGGTGCTCGACAAGCTGCCCGAGGGCATGGTGCTGGAAGACGCGCAACTGATCGTGTCGACGGCGATGACCGCCGCAGTAACCGGCTCGCTGGGCTTCATCTACGCCGACGGTGTGGACAGCGCCGACGTGCCGCAGGACGCCGCGTATTTCGGTGCCGGCCTGGCGCTCAACGCGACCGGCCGCCTGCGCGCCGCCACCGCCAAGGTGCCGGTGAAGCTGCCCAAGCCCGCGCTGCTGGTGCTGACCATCGCAGGCGCGGCCAACGCGAAGGCTTCGCGCGTGGACGTGATCGTGCACGGCGAGCGCGGCGGCCCGAAGTAATCGACACCTGAGCCGAGCGGGGCGGGGCCATGTGCTTCGCCCCTTCGTCACATCCAAGAGGAGCAACCCATGTCCGCCAGCCAACTCGTCGCCATCACCTACGTCGGCACGGAAACGCCGTTCCAGGACCGCATCTACCGATCGCGCCTGACCTTCGACCCCGACCAGACCCGCGAGGTGCCGGCCGAGCTCGCTGCCAAGTTCCTGCTGCACGCAGACGTGTTCAAGGCGGCCGACGAAAAGGCTGCCGAGGCGACCGCGAAGAGCAAGAAGGCCGCCGCGCCGAAGGACGACACGGCGGAGACGCTCGAAGCCGCCCAGAAGGCCGAGGANGAGCGGCGCCAGAAGGAGGGCCAGCGCTTCGAACTGCACCAGCAGATCGACAAGATGGACAAGCAAGCGCTGCGCGACTGGACGAAGACGAAGTTCCAGCAGGAGCTGCCCGGCAACCTCGGCATCGAGAAGATGCGCGATCGCGTCAAGGGCTTCGTGGATCANTTCGGAGCCCCATGACCCTGCAGGACTTGATCCGGCGCTTCCGCGTCCTGGCCAACGACAAGCGGCAGCCCTATTTCTGGGCAGATGCCGATGTCGTGGACTGGCTGAACGATGCCGAGCGGCAGGCTGCGGTGCGCGGCCGGCTGCTGCGCGAGGACGCGGACCCTGAGGTGTGCCGCATCGCGCTCGCATCGGGGCAGGCGGTGTACCCGCTGCACGCGGCGGTGTTCGAGATCATCAGCCTGCGCCTGCTGCCAGTCAACGGCGACCGCGCGCGCTCGATCAGGCTCGTTTCGCGCGAGTGGCTGGATGCCGAGGTGCCCGGCTGGCGTGAGCGTGTAGACCCGGCGTGCTTCGCGATCCAGGATGACACTTCCTTGCGCCTGGTCGGCACGTTCGAGGCCGGCGATGTGCTCGTGCTCGAGTGCTATCGGACGCCCCTGGAGTCAATGGCGCTGCCCCCGGGCGGCTCGCCGCCGCCGGTGGTCCGCAGCACGCCCGANATCCANGCGACGCACCACGAGCACCTGCTGCTGTGGGCGNTGCANAAGGCTTTCAGCATCCCCGACACCGAGACGTTCGACCCGGCACGCTCGGACAGGGCTGAAGCGGGCTTCACCGCCTACTTCGGGCCGATGCCCGATAGCGA